TCAACTATCCGGATCACAAAACCTTATCCTGCAGCAGATAGGTTACTGCAAGAATATGTGACTGGTGGAAACACAGTAATACGCCAATAATCTATGGGAATTGACTTCGCACAACTTGCTACTACTGCCAAGACTCTGGTGGATGCTAATGGTAGAGATGTTACCATTAATCGCCTCGACCAGGCTCCGGACGATCCCAACAAGCCATGGAACGGACCCACCGATCCCGGCGCCAACCCTGATGCCACGGCAACCGTTAAGGGATGCTTCGTCTCTACCGACGAACGAGTCCTTGGCGGTATCACCATAGACGATGATCTGTTGAAACGTACCGAGGAGGTGTGCCTCGTAGCACCAGGCTCCGTTTCTCCTCCCTTTGACCTAATGACAGCTAACGAGATCGTGGACGACGGTGTCCATAAGAAGATAACTTTCGTTCAGAGACTGAGGCCTGCTACGGTAACGCTGCTCTATTTCATAGGAGTAGCCAGATGAGTCTAACCCGTAAGGAAGCTATCGACGAGATATGTACCGTGTTCAAGACCGCATGGGACACTACCGGACACGGAGATCGAGTTAAGTACGACAACGTCGGGAAGACCTCCGTCCCTCCCTCTGGGCAGGATCCATGGGTCCGGGTGGTCATACGCCACGGAACATCTGCCCAGGGATCGTTGGCAGGGGAGGTTGGAACTCGTCGATTCCGTCGTACAGGTCTTATAACAGCACAGGTTATGGAGGTAAAGGGCCAAGGTTTGTCAGGTGCTACCGACCTACCTAAAATAGTACAGGATGCCTTTGAAGGAGTATCGACGCCTGGAGGCGTCTGGTTCAGGGATGTGGCGATCAATGAGATTGGCCCGGACGGCGATTTCTTTCAGACTAACGTAGTCGCGTTTTTCGAGTACGACGAGATTAAATAGGAGCTCATGTCATGGCAGCTAACAACAAGATTGATTCCAACATTACAGGGCTTCGGATCGCTGAAGAGTCCTCGCTGAAAACTCTACCCGGTACGCCGATCTGGGTTCCTCAGGAGCCCAATGGCTACACCGATTTCGGAGGCCAGTTGGCGACTGTGGCTCGCAACCCCATCAACCCGAGCCGGCAGCGTAAGAAAGGTGTTATCACCGATCTTGATGCGAGCGGTGGTTTTGGTACCGACCTTACTCAGACAAATCTCCAGGATCTCCTGCAGGGCTTTTTCTTTGCAGATCTCCGTAGAAAGGGCGAGTGCAAGAATCCGGTTGGAGAGACCACGATTACCATCTCCGTGACGGCTGCTACCGACACCTACACCAGAGTTGGTGGAACGCTGGACCTGACGACTCAGTTTGAGGTCGACGACCTTGTCTTCATGAGCGGTTTCGCCAACTCAGCCAACAATGGGCTCTTCGCCGTGACCGCTGTTACTACTACGACTGTGGTTGTGGCTATCGCTGACGGGGCCGGGGGCAACCCCACCCTGGTGGACGAGTCGGCTACCTCCAACGGCTCCATCGTCCAGGTAGGTTACGAGGGAGCAGCCGGGGATATCGACGTAGACATGACCGGGAGCCGACCGGCTCTTACGTCCACCGCGCTGGACTTTACCGACCTCGGTCTGGTAGTCGGTGAGTGGATCTTTATTGGTGGCGACAGCACCGGTCTAAAGTTCACCAACGCCGTCAACAACGGTTTCGCTCGTATCCGGTCGATCGCGGCTGCCAGGCTGGAGTTCGACAAGACCCAGAACACGATGGTCACGGAGGCCAGCACCACCGAGACCATCCACCTATTTATCGGCCGAGTACTGAAGAACGAGTTGGGTGCCAATATCGTACGGCGAACCTATCAGCTCGAGCGAACTCTTGGTAAGGCCGATACCACAGACCCCAACGACCAGGCCGAGTATATCGTCGGCGCTGTTCCGAACGAGTTCTCCCTCAATATCGCCACGGCAGACAAGGTGACCGCTGACTTATCCTTCGTGGGTATGGACCACGAGACAGTAGATGGGGCCACTGGCCCTAAGTCCGGGACCAGACCCTCCATCGTAGAGGCGGATGCCTTCAATACCTCTTCCGACTTTAGTCGGATCAAGCTCGCTATCCATAGTGAGTCCGACGGCAATCCCACGGCTCTGTTTGCTTTCGCTTCGGAGCTTACCATCAATATCAATAACAACGTGACACCGAATAAGGCGATTGGCGTTCTCGGGGCCTTTGATGCCTCCGCCGGAACGTTCGAGGTCGGCGGCAGTATAACGGCCTACTTCGCTGATGTTGCGGCTGTAGAAGCCGTAAGAGCAAACTCGGATGTCACTCTGGATATGCACCTGGTTAGGGCCAATTCCGGCATTACCATCGACCTACCACTAATTTCCCTCGGTGACGGTCGGGCCAATGTCGAGCAGGACTCGCCGATTACGCTACCTCTTACGAAGGAAGCGGCAACCGGGGCTAAGATTGACACTAATTTGGACCACACAATGCTGATGGTCTTCTTTGATTACCTCCCGACTTTGGCCGACGTTTGATAACGTCGGCTCTGGGAGCAAATACTGGTTTTATTTGGGAGCGAAGAAATGGGCTTAAAAGGACAATTTGCGACGGACCAGACGCTGGAGACAAAGGGAATCGTCATTGATTACGGGGACGACCGTATCCGTATCGCCCGAGCAGGTGGCGGCAACAAAGCATTCGTTCGCCTTCTCGAGGCAAAGACAAAGCCTCTCCGCAGAGCAATTGCTGTAGGGGCTTTGGACAACGACCGATCACTCGTTATCATGCGAGAGATCTATGCCGACACTATCATCCTCGGCTGGGAAGTCAACGTAGGCACGATGACAATACCGGAGTGGAAGAGTGGTATCAGACCTTCCGATGCCGGTGTTGAGGCCAAAGACGACAATGAACTCCTGCCCGTCAACAAAGAAAATATCCTGAAGGTCTTCAACAACCTTCCGGATTTGTTCATTGACATACAGCAGCAGGCATCGGCAGGTGCTTTGTTCCGTGCCGAGATCAACGAGCAGTCTGCGGGAAACTGACGGAAGTCCTGCTCTACACTGTGGAGCAGGGCCCAGTAGAGCGCCGAATAATAGAGCAGTGCCTTCGGGAGCGACTACCGCTCCCGAAGCGTATTGCCAACGCACCAGAACTGTGGATGGGCTTGGAGCTTTTCTACGGTGCCTTTCTCGACCTGACTACCGACCGACCTATGGGTTGGGACGCCAGACCGATCCCGTGGACCGCCATAAAGGATTATGCTGACGCCTATGACATTCGGGGCGAACAGCGGGAAGATCTCTTCGATCTTATACGGGCTATGGACAAAGCCTACCTCAAACACCTGCAGAAAAAGGCTAAGAAGAAATGAGTTTTGAACGATTCAGCCGAAGAATGCTAAAACGCGCAGCCAACGTACCAAGAGAGGCTAATCGCGTCAAGCGACAAGTCGCCCTGGCCGTTGACCAAGCTGTTGTAGTCAGCACTCCAGTCGATACCGGAACTGCTCGCTCCAACTGGATCGTTTCCCTGGGCGAGGCTGTGGACAATGTTATTGAACCTTATGCACCTACATCTAAAGGTGGTGTTAACGAGACAGCAAATGCCCGAGCAGCTATGGCCCAGGGAGAGAAGGAGATTAGGCAGAGCAAGCCGGAAGAGGCTATTCATATCACGAACAATGTGGACTATATCGAGCCTCTGAACCAGGGCCACTCGGCTCAGGCTCCAGCCATGTTTGTAGAAAGCGCAGTCGATGCTGGAGTTCAGGCAGCCAGAAATGCACGTATCAATACTGGGAGGCCAGGGCGATAGCAACTGAACGTATCAATATAATTGTACAAGAGCATGGATCTCGAGTTGTCAAGAGACGGTTGACAGAGGTTGGTGGTGTAGCAACTAAGTCTGCAGCTGGGGTGAATCTCCTGAGAAGTGCCCTTCTTGGTCTTGGTGGGGCCTTAGTTCTTACGTCTGCCGTTCGTCAAATTGCCTCCTTTGAGCAAGCTATGTCGACGGTAAAGGCTGTCTCTGGGGCAACCGAGAGTCAATTCAAAAGTCTTAAGGAGACCGCGCGGGAACTCGGAGCAACGACCCGATTTACAGCTACGCAGGCTGCTGAGGGTCTGGTGGCTCTCGCCAGAGCCGGATTTGAAGTTGACGAGCAGTTGGTGTCCCTGCGACAGACCTTACTATTAGCTCAGGCCGGACCGCTTGATCTTGGTCACGCTGCTGAGATCACTGTAAGTGCTCTTCGTGGTCTTCGCCTTGAAGCTGATCAGGCAGGCCGTGTTGCAGATGTACTCGCTTTTGCGGCAAATGATGCTACTACTGATGTGGCGGACCTGGGTGAGGCTATGAAGTTTGTTGCTCCGGTCGCAGCTGGTTTGGGAGTCACACTTGAAGAGGTGACAGCATCTCTTGAGGCTTTGGCTGACGCTGGCCTTAGAGGGACTATGGGAGGCACAGGCTTAAGAAGGGTCTTAGCTGAACTCGAGTCGCCAGGCAGTAAGACACGCAGAGTTCTAAAGGGTTTAGGTATAGAAATTGACGAGATTCGTGTCACTTCGGTTGGGCTGACCCAGGCGTTAACCAGAATGCGAGATGCCGGTATTGACACCGGGTTAGCTCTCGAACTTTTCGGTCAGCGTGGTGGTCCGGCACTCGAGGTATTGAAGAACTCAGTTCCTCGAATCACAGAGGCTACAGAAGAGCTCAGAAATGCCAGCGGAGCTGCCTTAGAAATCGCCGAAATTATGGACGATAATCTGAATGGTGCCTTATTGCGGGTCAAGTCAGCATGGGAGGCTGTTCAGTTGTCCTTCGGTGAGATGGGAGCAAGCACTCTGCTTAAGAATATCTTAGAAGGAGTAGCCAATGCCCTAAGATTCCTGGCCGACCATATCGAGATTGTCACCGGAGCTATGATAGCGTTAACAATTACAGCTATCCCGAAACTCATAGCAGCACTGGTCGCACTCGCACCTATGCTTGGTCTTCTGGCTCTTGGTGCCGGGATAGGAGCCTTGGTTGCTTTTCGTTACGAGATTAAGGCGTCCGAGGATTCCATCGCCACACTCGGTGACGTTGCTTCTGCAACCTGGGAAAGAATTAAGTCCGGGGCCAGTACTCTCTACGACGCCATCCGCTCTCAGTTCCCTGGGCTTGGAGAGATGCTAACTAATATGTTTGGCGACCTCGACGTTAGTCTTGAGGGATTCATAACTGGT